GGTCTCGCCGCGCAGAGATTTCATAACCTGATCGTAGAACCAGCCACCGGCACCGTTCGCGGTGGATTCGAGGATCACCTCACTGCCGTTACCGCCCACCGTTTGGAGTAGACCGGCTACGATGTCTGCCCCCTGCGGGTAGAAGGCAACCTCCGATCCATGGACAAAGCGGTTAGTCTGGCCTCGGCCTGTTTGAGTTGATCGCGCTGTACCCACTCGATACCGTGAGTTGATCTCATCGAAGACAAGGGTGGCCGCACTCTGACTGCCGAGGGTTGGCTTGAAAGCTTTGTGAGGTACGTTCTCATAGAACATCCGCACCATGTTAAAGATCGAGTTAGTAGACTCAGCAAGGTGCGAGAGAACGAACGCATTGGCGTTGCGAGTTTGCGTAATCTTCCAGAAGAAGCGACCTTCCACATACGTTGAGATACCTACCTGTCTGGCCTTGAGGATGAGAGCGCGGATCTTGCCGGTCTCTTTAAGCTGTTGTTCTAGCTGGTTATGCACCATCTTCTGGCCGTCGTTCAGGCGGAAGGGCAACTGCACTCCCTCCTTGTTAACGACCTTCAATATGTTCTTGGCGTACACAGGGAAGTCAGTCTTAAAGACCCTCGCCGCCTCCCTTAGCTCCTCGTCATTCACCCTCGATCCCCTCTATTATTTGCTTGCACCACCACAGCAAATCAGCATCCTCTCCCGCATGACGCATCAGGTTTACCCTGTAACAAACCAGCCTGACGTTGCCTTTCTCATATCCTTTGCTCTGGTCAATCCTGTCTACTGAAGCATTTAGCCCCGTAGAATCCCGCATCGGGCGTGAGGCGTAGGTCATGTGCATGCCAGTCACAGAGCATTTCCCCTGTTGCGCATCCCACATGTCCTTCAAATCTTCCCTCGTCAGGTTGGATGCGACCTTCTTCTTGGTGTTTAGGCGCGTGTACAGATACGCCTCCGGAGAAGACTGCTTGTACCCCTTCTTCCTTGCGTTGTAACAATCTCTACATATCCTCTTGAAATACCCTTTGCTGTGAGGTGGAAATCGCTCTAGCGGTTTGGTAATGCCGCATACGGTGCATTCACGATCTTCAGTCGCCATGCTTTTCCCCCAGTGGCTTTATGAAACGCCTCGATCCCTTTTCGAGATTCTGATACGGCGATTCGATCTGTCATCAGTGACATGCCTACGCCAATGCATCCCTGAACTTCTTCTGGGAAATTGGCGACGTGGAATAAGATGTGGGTTCTATCCTTGACGCTCTGCACTTCGTAGCACAGGCCAAACTTCGGGGACTCTTTCCAGCTTAGTCCGTACTCCCCCAGCGGAATGCAGGACTCAAAGGGCGCGTTATCCAGCCACGGACGCTCTACGGTGTAGAAGGTATATAGCTTATGCATAGGTACATGCATGACACCCAGAGTCCCTTTAGGGTGATAGGCAAATCTTTTCAAGGTGATCATTAATTACAGACCACCGTCTGAGATCCGTCAGCCGCAATGGTCGCGGTGCAGTTCGGAATGGTGTTCAAGATGCTCTGAATGGACTGTTGATATTGAGTCCATACCGTTCCGTAGAGGTCGTTGTTGTCAGCGTCCACTGCCATCAAGGCATCCAAGCCCCCGAGGCTTACTGCCTGCATACCGTCGAGACCTGCCGTACCCATGGTCAAAACGCCAGTAATTCCTGACTGACCCAAGGTGGTCAGGTTGCTCATGCCTGCGGCACCCAAGTTGGTTAGGTTAAGCATCCCAGCGGCACCCAAGTTGGTTAGGTTATTCATGCCGGTAACGCCAAGATCGTTAGCCGTATTCAGGCCAACTGTGGAAATGGCGACGTTGGAATCAAATCCAGCCGTACCCAGATCCACCGCCCCGTCGATACCCGCCGATCCCAGAGAGACCATGCCGTCAACGAAAGGCGTGTAGTCCACATTCCCCATAGCAGTCATACCTGCCGTGGCAACGTCACCAGTGATCTGGTTGGAAGAAACGAATGAGCCGTATAGCGCTTGCTGTGTGTTGGCGTCAGCCGATATCCGCGCAAGATCAACCTGCGAGTTGTACTCCGCCATTTTTTTCGTGGAATCGGACTGCATCCACATCATGCCCAGCGACGTGACGGGTGACGCGAGTATGGATGCCCACTGCAATGCTTCTGATTGCTGGGGGATCGGCTGTACCATTGGCGTTTGAGTTAGAGCCAGCGCCATAACTGCGGCACTCGCCGCTTGACCATCACCAGTCGCGGCTATCTTGGACAATGCCTCGAACTTTGCCTGCGATGCGGCGGCATTAGACTGTGCGGCGGCGGCTACCGCCTCGTAATACTGGGAGCTACTTGTAGAGCATCCCGTGATTCCTATGATTACCGCTAAAATTGCTAGAGTTTTCATCTGTTTTCCCCTGCTTGCTTTAAATGGCCCTCAGAAGCCGCACAGCGTGACGATCATCGGGGAGAGGAAAGCCCAAGGGGTGGGCCGTATCGTCGCTCCTGCGGCCTCTGAGGGGCCAAACTGTATCCAAACTAACTATGGTTTCGCATTTTGTATAGTTATTTGGGCTTATTTACTTAGTAGACTTGGCCCCTTTGCACTTCCAGCGCTTTCGCGAGAGGTTATTTGGCGTATTCGGGTCGTTCTGTTTCTTCTTGGGGAGTCCCTTCTTAATCCCGAGGCTCCTAGCGCAGTAACTGTCCCCCTTCTTGGTGCCAGCCCTCACCCGTGGGCCACCATCTTTGGCTTTACCCGCCTGTCCGTAGGAGACTTTCTTGCCAGATGAGGTCTTATGCACCTTGGCTTTGCCTTTTCTAGGTTTTGTCATTTTTTAAATCTCCATATTTTTCGTATGGGTACTCTCATAAAGACCGCCCCCCCCTAATATTTGCCCCCCCCTACCCCATAAAACTGCTTTTCCAGTAGTTGGGCCTGCATATTTCTCTGGGTGGTAATTAGGAATTTTTTTTCCTAAATATCACCAAGCCCTCAAATCTGGTGCTAGAGATAGGCATATCCCCCATGGAACCGTTATATGCGACCGCCCCCGAACCTTCCATCTGCTATCCCCCCCCCTCCCGTGACCTCTCTCAGGGCGATCAGGGCGACCACTGCATACCAGATAAGGTGGTCATGCCCTCTAACTATCTGATTTAAAAGGCAAAACATTGGGCGGCAAGTCCTCTTCCGGCTCTAAATCCGCGAAGAATCCACTCGAAACCGTCTCTATCTGCTGTTTTTCAGGCGCAAAGGCACCGATGACCTTGCCTATTAGCTCCAATGATCGAACGCGGGCGGCGTCGGAGTTCTCGGCATCCATTGCTTCGACCTCTAGACGCGCCATCAGCCAATCGTGTTTATCCACCGCTTTCACCATCAATTGGCGTTTATGCGCCTCAATAGCCGCCTTTACGTCAACATGAGTCAACAGCCGCGATCCTTGCTGTTTTGGGTGCGAATAGCCTGCCGCTTGGGCCGCTTGGGTAGCGTTGCCGCACTCAACAAACTCAGCGACAAACTTGGACTGCTTCCAGTTGAGATTTTTGGGATTCCCTTCCCTTTCTTTGGTATCCATTCCTATGGTGATCCTCCACTACGTCAAAAGGGCACGGGGATTGGTTTATCAATCTTTTTTCCGCGCCATAAAATTTTTATCGGAGCAGGTGACCGGCGGCACCGATGATCGCCGCAAACACTAACCAGCCTGCTCGTTCCCATAGCTGACTTGCGCCGGTTTGCTTCTGGAATTCTTCGACCAATTCGCGGTGCTCTCGCTCCACCCAATCGATACGCTTTTCGAGTCGGGTAACACGGGCATGAGCCGCATCAGTCCGCTCATCAATCCGACCGAGTTCTGATAGCTGATCGGTCAATTTATCGAGTTTTGCCTCGATTCTGAGCAGTCTGTTCTCGATTTCCATCCCTTCCGAATCCCGCATGTTTATTGGCTTTTTTCTGATTTATCTGATTGATTTATTCTAAAGGCTTGATTTGTCATGGCAAGCTGTGTTTTTATAATATCAATGGCTCAGCGAACCCGCTGGCCGCTGACGATCTGGAGATCATCAAATGGAACATCAAGCAATCAACCCAACCCATCAACGCGCTGTTGATCGCCTGTACAAGGCCGACCGCAATTACTGCGCTCAAGTTGACCGACATCAAGAGAAGCTCGACTCGCTAGACCCTGACAGCGACCGCTGGCACGACACTGCGGAGCGCATCGAGCAGAGACAAGCCGAGCAATTCGACAACCTCGTCGAGCGCTTCATCGATGGGCCGGAGCTTCCCAAGCGTGAACTCGAGGCCTTCGCCAAATCATACGAAGCCTTCCACGGCTACACCCCATATCTCGTTTAAGGAGACCGGCATGAATCACGTTTACGGGCAACACCAATGGCACAGCGAGTATCAGGCGATTTGCAAAAAGCGCGCCCTCGAATCGCTCCGATACGCTCTCTGGGATTGCCGCGCCGCGATGGCGGCAAACCCCGAAAACCCCAAGTGCGAGCAGTACGCTGACGAGGCCCACTACTGCGGCATGGAAATCCACCGGCGCAGGGTGGCGGCTCGCAAATAGTCTTCACCAAAACCCCGACCAAACTACCCGCTTAATTGCGGGTTTTTGGGTAACGGCCCTCGGGTCTTTTTAAACCTCAATCTGGAGATTGAAACCATGGCAAAGCAAAACGCATACGACGTCATCACTCAAACCGTCATCGCTCAACTCGAAGAGGTGCAGGCCAGCAACTGGACTAAACCTTGGATAACCACCGCGCAGTCAGGCCTCAACATCTCAATGTCATCGGGTGACGCTTACCGTGGCATCAACCAGTTCCTGCTGATGATGTCGGGCCGCACTGACAACCGTTGGGGAACCTACAAGGCATGGGCTGACAAGGGCGCTCAGGTGATGAAGGGCGAGAAGGGAACAAAGGTAGTTTTCTTCACCGTGTTCGAGAAGGCCAACGAGAAAGGCGGCGTCGATAAGATCCCATTCGCGAAGCTGTACACCGTGTTTAATGGCGAGCAAGTCGAGGGCGCTCCGGCTCTACCCGTCGTCGAACGTCCCACCTCCACCGCTGAGCGCAACGCTGAGGTCGAGGAGTGGGTCACCGCTACTGGCGCAGACATCCGCCACGGTCAGTCTCAGGCGTTTTATAAGCCCACCGCCGACTGGGTCGGGATGCCTGACCTCGCCGACTTCCAGCCCATGGGTGATAGCTCCGCGTCAGATACTTACTACGGCACTCTGATGCACGAACTGACCCACTGGACAGGTCACCGCTCGCGCCTTGATCGCC